AAAAGAAAAACTCAGCAGCACTTCAAAATTGTGCTATGGTGTCTACTCGTGATATTGATCGTAATGATCCTGGTGCATTATTTGCTTGGGTTATGGATGCTTTAATGCTAGGTATTGGAGTTGGATTTGATACCGTTGGAGCAGAAAAAGAATATCCCATTTATGCACCAACAGAACCTATTTCTATATATGAAATACCAGATACTCGTGAAGGATGGGTAGAATCTGTTAGAATTTTAATTAACTCATTTTTGCGTCCAAATCAAAATATTCAAGAGTTTGATTACTCTTTGATCAGGCCACTGGGTGCCCCTATTAAAGGCTTTGGAGGGGTTGCAAGCGGTCCACAGCCATTGATTGACCTACACAACCGTATTCGTAAAGTTATTGGCTCTAGAGCAGGAGAAAAGGTTGATGCTCGTGCAATAACAGATCTTGTTAATTTAATAGGAACCTGTGTTGTTTCTGGAAATGTTCGTCGTTCTGCAACCCTTGCTTTGGGCGCAGCAGGAGATCAAGACTTTATTAATTTAAAAAATGCTGAAGTGTTTCCAGAAAGAAACTCTTTTGATCCAGAAAATCCAGGATGGGCTTGGATGTCTAATAATTCTATTTCTGCAACGGTAGGAATGGATTATTCAAAATATACAGATCTAATTGTTAATAATGGAGAACCAGGTTTTATTTGGCTAGATGTTGCTCGCAACTATGGTAGACTAAAAGATCCAGCAGACGGTAAAGATTATCGTGTCATGGGATTTAATCCTTGTGCGGAGCAGCCATTGGAGTCATACGAACTTTGTACGCTTGTAGAAGTGCACTTAAATCGTCATGAATCCAAGGAAGACTTTCTCAAAACATTGAAGTTTGCATACCTATATGGAAAGACTGTAACACTTCTTCCTACTCATTGGCAACAAACAAATGGAATTATGCAACGTAATCGTCGCATTGGAACATCTCTAACAGGTATTGCTTCATTTGCTGATCAAAATGGACTTCCAACAGTTCGTGAATGGATGGATGAGGGATATGAGAAGATCAGACACTATGACCATAAGTACTCAGAATGGCTGTGTGTTCGTGAGTCAATTCGTGTAACTACAGTTAAGCCATCAGGCTCAGTGTCAATCCTATCGGGAGCAACTCCAGGAGTTCACTGGGGCCCAGGTGGAGAATTCTTCCTTCGTGCTATTCGTTTTGGAGAAACAGATCCAATGCTACATTTATTCAAGGCAGCAGGATACCAGATTGAAAAAGACCTTGTATCAGCAAACACTCAAGTAGTATATTTCCCAGTAGCATCAGGACATGCAAGGGCAGAAAAAGACGTAACATTGTTTGAAAAGATTGCTCTTGCTGCAACTGCTCAAAAATACTGGTCAGATAATGGTGTTTCTGTAACACTGTCATTTGATAAGGAAACAGAGTCAAAGCATGTGGCTTCAGCTCTCAATATGTATGAGGGTCAGTTAAAGGCGGTATCCTTCCTGCCAATGGGAAATACCGTATATCCTCAACAGCCCTATACAGAAATAACAAAAGATGAATATAACTCGTATGTTGGATTAATTAAGAAAATTGATTGGTCTGCTATTTATGATGGGGTAGATAATCTTGAGGCTCTTGGAGAAAATTATTGTACAACAGATGTGTGCGAAATAAAATTGTAAAATGCTATAATAAAGGCTAAGGAGTAACATGTCTCAGCCGTCTAACCTATATGCAGAAAAGATCTATTCAGAGCATCCCACTATTATGTGGGCTCTGGATGATCAAGCTGACTATATTACACTTATAACAGAAGAACAAAGAGATATTACTTCTGGATGGACATTATCTAATGCTTCATCAACTTCTGCTGTTGGAGTTACAGGGCAACCTTTTCCAGATAGCTATACAACTCTAATTGAAGGTAATGTACCGTCTGGTGCAACAGAAACAATTACACTAATAAGTCCAGATTTAGTTAGTTTTCAAGACTTAAATACAACGCTTGGATCTTTTTCTATTGGATCATATTTTTATTCTACTAGTGCTTATTTAGAATCTGTAGAAATAGGATTTAGATATATTGATACAACTACTTCTTTGCCAGTTGAAGAATTAGATACTTTTGTAACTTCCGTTTTTAACTCATGGAGTTTTGTATCTGGAACTTTTGATATTGTAGATGAAAACACAGACTTTCAAGTTATTATAAAACTAACTCATAAAACTGGCGGCAGTGCTGGAGATTATGATTTTTATATTAATGGAATAACAGCAGGACAGTGGTCAGAAGAATTTAATGTTACATCTTTAGGAGTTACACAAATTTCTCTTCCATCAAATATCGCATTAGATGCAACCCAAGCAGTTATAGCCGATCCTTACGGTATTGCTGGAGATGTGGGTTACTATTTGGTAGAAAATAACGCTTTGCTTGCAAGAAATAGTGGAGTACCAATGGTTTTTGGTGCAAGCGATGTAACTAGAATTACTGCAAATTCAAACAACAATCCATCACTTATAATCCCTGGAAAAGGGTTTTTAAATAAGTCTGGTCAGTATAAAGATTATACGGTTGAGTTTTGGGCCAAAATTAATTCAAATGCGTATCTACCAAAAAGAGTATTTGGTCCAATAGCTTCAACAGATGGGCTATATGTTGAAGCAGGATTTTTAACACTTGTGATAGGTACAGAATTTAGCTCACACTTTGTTGGCGAGTGGTTTAGACCAATGCTTATTCAAATTAGAATAATTAAAAATAATGCAACGGTATTATTAAATGGAGAGGAAGTAATCAACCTTCCTATTAAAACAGATACATTAAATTTACCAGACATACTTGATGAAAATGGAGATAGCCAAGACTGGCTTGGATTTTATGCATATTCAGATATAACTCCAATTGAAATAGATTGTATTGCTATCTATCCATACTCTGTTGCAATAAATGTTGCAAAACGTAGATGGGTATATGGACAAGGAGTTATTTCTCCAGAAGCAATTAACTCAGCCTACGGAGGAACATCAGCATTTATTGATTACCCATTTGCTGACTATACAGCAAACTATAACTATCCCGATTTTGCAAACTGGGAGCAAGGAACTTTTGATAACCTTGTAACAACCTCAACCACTCTTTCTACTCCACAGTATTCGTTGCCAGAAATAAGCCTTGGATCAAAAACACTTTCACAACTTTATGCAGACAATAAAGATATTCAAGATCCCGAAGACTACAAGTTTATTACATTCAGACCAGACAATTCTTGGGATACTGATCAGTGTTATTTTAACTTTCCCAATTTTAATATACTAAATGATTCTATTTATAGCATTTATGGAGTATTCAGTTCAGATAATTTAGCAACAGAAGAAACATTGATAAAAATATACAATCCTCAAAACGGTAATTATTTTAGTATTAGAAAAGATTTAGATGAGATTCATTACTATCTATACTTTAATGGAATAGAAGAAGAGATTTATACATCTGTTACAATTACTCCGAATTCATTATTTTCTGCTGGTATACAAATTAACACTTTATCTGACTACTTTGGTGGAAATGTTTCAACATTTTTTGGTAATCAAAATGGATTAAAGATATACGTTGCTGGAGAAGAAAATATTTTGTACCAGTTCACTGGGAAGATATATACATTTGGAATATCAACCATATACAATTCCTCAGACATAGAAGATCATTTTGATATAAACGGTATAGCAATCGTAGATGATTTAAATGTAACTGGAGCTGTTGAACCAGAAAATGCCATTGCGCTTATTAACCATACAGCTAGTTATACTTTGCTTCCGACAGAAGCGTATGGATCATACTTTTTAGATATTGGTGTTTCTGGTTATTGGGAAGACTATATGCCACTTTCATATTTTGCACAATATGTAACTAATGATATTGGTAATCAATACTATGACTTAGACTTCTTGCAGTTTAATATTGGATACCCAGCTCCTGCAAATGTAACAGAATATGAAACAACAAGTTCATGGACATATGATCAGTTAAAAGAAGCATACTCTCATCCAGTCCAAAGAACATATCTTCAGCTAGATGATAGTTTGTTTACTGGTTGGAACGACTATGAGGACATGAACCAAAAAGCAGAAAAATATTATCAGTATGATACAGCGGATGCATCAATAAAAAGTTATATAACATTTCAATATATTGCAGAAGGTGCAAATGCGCCTAAAGATGATTTTACTACAACCTTACCAGCAAAACAAGGTCGTATCATTGATATGAACGACTACCCAGATTGGTTTTCAACAAAATTTGAAATAATAGACAATACTTTAATTTATCCAACAAAGACTGTTGACTTTAACGATTTAGCTTTGGTATATCATCTTGACTTTAATGTTCGTGGTATTCTTAAAAAGCCTGTTGCTCTTAGAAGGCTAGAGCTTGCATCACAAGCATTTAATGATAACTCATTTAATCCAGTTGGAACAGCCTTCGGGGTTAACATGTTTCCATACACAAGGTCTGGTCTTTATTATGATTATAAAACTAAAAATCCATTCAGCATTTACAAAGGAAGCACTCCATATCTTTATTTAAATAGAACATCTGGAGTAGAGGTTCGTGGAGAGTTTGACCCACTTATAGCTCGTGGAATGTCTATTCCCATCAATGAAAATATTGCAGATAACTATCGTGTAAGTGCTGCTCAGATTTGGATGCGGTACGATCAAGAAGCATTTCCAGTAACTCCAATAGAAATATTTGAGATTAACTATAAAGCAGATACAATTAAATTTTACCTAGTTTCAGACAACAAAGAAGGAACAAGAGCAAGAATATATGCAAAAAGTTTAGCAACAAATTCAATATTTAATGGTATTTCTTATTTTGTAAATGGGTTAATGGTTAGAGAACCAGTATTAACAATTAAAGAATGGGCAGTCCTAGGTATTGGGTTTACAAGCTCACTAAGCTTTGACTTATTCCTTGGATCAATTAATCTAACAGGTCCACTTGTATTTAATAATATTTCTTATTATCAAGCAAATAATTTACAACAGGTTCAGAGTAATCTTTTAAGACCTTGGCTAAAGGTGAAAATTGATGGTGTGTCGCTTGACTGGGAGTATTGGCTAAACAATTTTGTTTGGCAGGGCGTCCTAATTCTCTCCTCTTCAGATCTTTATGGAGTTATCCCCTCCGATGTATATAAGACGTATCTGGGAACTAATAAGATTATTATTGATGACCAAGAAGGAATGTCGTTTGATGCAGATAAGTTAAAGGTGTATAGTGATACCCTGTGGACCACAATAGTTGGTACACCAGTTTAACATGGTATACTTGAGTACATGAATCCATTAATTAGCCAAAAAACTGGTAAGCCTCTTGTAGGAAATGTGCGTCGCCAGGTCATTGAAAAGAAATATAACTGGGGATTGTATGTTTACAAGAAGTCAGACGGCAGATGGTTTACAGATGGCGAAGGAAACGTTCTAAACATTGAGTCCACACGCGGAGATATTGCACAGATAACCAAACTTAAAAATGCAGCAAAGCATTATGGCGATGATGGTGATGGTGAGGCAATCTTTGTTCCTGGACTTACAAGAATTAGTGAAGAAGAGCATTCAGAACAACTAGACAGAATGAAGCAAGGACTTATTCCGTCAATGAACGATCTTGGTGCATGGAAAGCAGCACAAGATACAATTACTAAGCATGGAAGAGATGCATACGAATCATGAGCGAAGACTACGATTACATTCAAGCAAGCATCAGAACTCAAGAAGAGTCTGAAAACCTTTTTAAGGCTCAAGATCCATTTGGAAAAGACTGGACAATTTTAAAAGACTATGTTGGCATTGATCAAAATTTTAAGCGCAGAACAACAAGAACAGTTTCTAAGGCAACATATGCATATAATGCAGTTGAGCCTTCAACACAATATCTAAACTCTGCAAATGCTGTCCCATCTGGAGATGGTGCTGAATCAAAGCAGATCAATCCTGGAACGGTATACAGAAATGGATACGGACTATTTGATGTAATTACTCCTCCATACAATATGTATGAGTTGGCAAGCTACTATGATACATCTTTTGCAAACCATGCTGCAATTGATGCTAAGGTAGAAAATGTTGTTGGTCTTGGATACCGTTTTGATATTACAGATAGAACTATGCTTCGTTTTGAAACTAACGATGATCAGGGTGCAGTAGAACGTGCACGTCGCAGAATTGAAAAAATGAAACTTGAAATGCGTGAATGGCTGGAATCGTTAAATGATGATGACTCATTCACAACGTCCATGGAGAAGGTTTATACAGATCTACAGGCAACTGGAAACGGATTTTTAGAAGTTGGTAGAACTGTAACTGGAGAGATTGGTTACATT